GATGCTGGTCGTTCAGAAGCATTGTCTTTATTGGTTCTTGACGAAGCAGCTTTCATTGACGATATGCAGGAACTATGGGCAGGTTTATATCCTACAATGGCAACAGGTGGTCGTTGTATTGCCTTATCAACTCCCAATGGTGTTGGTAACTGGTTCCATCAAACCTATATTGATGCTTCAACCGCAACCAATGAATTTAATGCAACAAAATTGTTTTGGACAGTTCATCCAGACCGTGATCAAGAATGGTTTGATAGAGAAACAAAAAATCTATCCAAAAGAGAAATAGCACAAGAATACGAGTGTTCATTTAATTCATCCGGCGAAACAGTAATGTCTCCCGATGATTTGGAACTTCTATCTGCAAGTTGTGCCGAACCAAAAATGAGAATCGGTACAGATAGAAATTTATGGATATGGAAAGAATATTACGATAAATGTAAATATCTTTTGGTAGCCGACGTAGCAAGAGGTGACGGTAAAGACTATTCTGTATTCCATATTCTAAACTTGGATACAATGGAACAAGTTGCCGAATACCAAGGAAAAATGAATATTGAAAGTTTTGCTAATTTACTTTTTAATACCGGAAAGCAGTATGGAAACTGTATGATTGTTGTTGAGAATAACAATCTTGGATTTTCAGTATTAGAGAAAGTAATAGCTTTGGGATACACAAATGTTTATTATTCAGCAAAAGGTTCAGCAGAATTTGTAGAACAATATGTTGCTGAAAATTCCACGAATACTGTTCCCGGTTTTACTACTTCACACAAATCAAGACCTTTAATTATTGCGAAGCTTGAAGAATTTATTCGATCTAAATCCGTAAAGATAAATTCTTTACGTTTTTTCAATGAACTATCCACCTTCATCTGGCATAATGGTAGACCGCAAGCAATGCAAGGTTACAACGATGATTTGGTATTATCGATGTCAATTGGCTGTTGGGTCAAGGACACAGTGTTCCATTCTGTAACAAAAGATATAGAATATCAGAAAGCTCTATTGACAAGTATAACAAAATCGAGTAAAATACTAGATACTACCATATCGGGTATGATGGCTTACAAAAAACTCAATCACGAAGCTGTCCAACAACATGAAACACAAAAGAATTATTTGTGGATTTACAAAGGATAATAATGGCTAATCAAAGTAACAAAAATATCAAGAATACTAGAAATACAGAATCTTTATTATTCAAACAGCTAACCAAATTGTTTTCTGGCCCTATTGCAAATTATGATCAAGAATCACAAAGCCGATACAGAAGAACACAATTAGATAAGTTTAAATTCACATCTGCACAAGGTATGGAATTTAAGAAAGCAGAATATAACGCATATGAGAATATTTCTACAAAAACTATGGCCCATCAGAATCGTGCTGATCGCTATATCGATTTTGATCAAATGGAATATATGCCAGAGATTGCTTCTGCATTAGATATTTATGCTGATGAAATGACAACTTCAAATGAACTAACTGATATGTTGAAGATCAAATGTCCAAATGAAGAAATAAAATCTATACTTGAAACACTTTACCAAAAGACACTTAATTTAGATTCCAACTTATTCAGTTGGTGTAGAAATATGTGTAAGTACGGGGATTACTTCCTCTATCTTGATATTGATGATAAATTGGGTGTCACTAATGCAGTTGGACTTCCACAAAATCAAGTAGAAAGAATGGAAGGTAAAGATAAAACTAATTCAAATTATGTTCAATTCCAATGGAACTCTGGTGGTTTGACCTTTGAAAATTGGCAAATGGCACATTTTAGAGTTCTTGGGAACGACAAACATTCTCCATATGGTACTTCTGTATTAGATGCTTCAAGAAGAATTTGGAGACAGCTAACATTACTTGAAGATGCGATGATGGCTTATCGTGTTACTCGTTCACCAGAAAGAAAGATATTTTATATCGATGTTGGAAATATCCCTCCAGAAGATGTAGAACAATATATGCAACGTGTAATGACCCAGATGAAAAGAAATCAAATTCTTGATTCTACAACTGGTCGTGTAGACTTACGTTACAATCCACTTTCGGTAGACGAAGATTATTTTATTCCTGTTCGTGGTGGTGTAAGCAATACAAAGATTGAAGGACTTCCCGGTGGAGCTTTTACCTCTTCGATTGAAGACGTAAAATATTTAAGAGATAAACTCTTCGCAGCATTAAAAGTTCCTATGTCTTATCTTATTCGTGGGGATGGTGCATCGGAAGATAAATCTACTCTTGCACAAAAAGACATTCGTTTTGCAAGAACTATTCAAAGATTGCAAAGAGTAATAATTGGAGAATTAGAAAAAGTGGGTATTATTCACTTATATACTCTTGGTTTCCGTGGGCCAGATCTAATCTCTTTCAAACTATCATTGAACAATCCCTCTAAAATTGCAGCACTTCAAGAACTTGATCATTGGAAAACCAAATTTGATGTTGCTTCTGCTGCATCCGAAGGGTTCTTCTCCAAACGTTGGATTTCGACTAATATATTTGGTCTTTCTGATGAACAGATTGTCAAGATTCAAAGAGAAATGTATTTTGATCGTAAATTTGCCACTTCATTAGAGCAGATTGGACAACCAACCGAAGCTGCTGGTGGAGGTGGTGGAGGTGGTGGAGGACTTGGATTAGGTGGAGGACTTGGTGGAGAAGAAGCAGCACCCGATGCTGGCGGTGGAGAAGAAGCAGCCCCCGAAGCTGGAGAAGAGAGCATGTTACTTGCGGCACCCGATGCTGGTGGTGGTGCAGAAGCAGCCCCCGAAACTGGTGGAGCAGCAGAAATACCTCCCCCCGGAAGACGTTCGGACGGGTACACCACACCCGGTTCCAAGGGCAAGGTTTATCACCCACAAACTTACGATAAACGTAATGCTGGAGCAAGAAACCGTTCAATGAATTCAAAGGGTGGAAAAAGTTATGCAGGTAGAGATGAATATTTCCCCGGCATTAGAGACTTGTCCGCACTTAAAAACGGTATATTCGAATCAGATGAATCTACTTATAAGGATGAGAAAGAATTATTTGAGACAAGAAAAGAAATAAAAGTTTTGATTGAAAATTTGGAGGCTTATAGTAATGCAAGAAAGAACAAAGAATAAACATAACAAAAAAAGAAATACAGCATTTCTATACGAAACTCTTGTCAGAGAACTGACTAAAGCAATCGTCAGTAAAAATGGTATTAGAAAAAAGAAAATTGTTACGATATTGAAAGAGCATTTCAGCAAAGACTGTGTTCTGAACAGAGAACTTGATGTTTATAAAAGTCTTTATGAAACAAAAGATGTTGAAATAGACTTTGCTCAAAGAATGTTAGAAGAGTCAAAAAGAATTTATTACTCTCTTAATAAAAACGATATTTTTAATCAACAAACACAAGTTGTAAATAAAATTAATAGAGATTTAGAACCAGCAGTATTCTCCACATTTTTACCAAATTATAAGAGTCTTGCGACTATCTCACAAATCTTCGATGACAACATGACTATAAAAAGTAAAGTGCTTCTTGAAAAACAAATCCTGTCGATGCTATGCGAGAGCGAAATAAAAAAAGAAGAAATGCGACCTATCGACAATATAGTTTATAAGCAAATCATAAAGAAGTTTAATCAACAATATTCTAATTCTTTGATTGAAGAACAAAAAACTTTATTCACAAAATACATTTTGTCTTATGCCGATAACAACATTGATTTTGTTGTATATTTAAACGAAGAAATTGGTAGAATCAGAAATATAATTTCCAAAAGTAAAAGTGTAGATCAAGAAAGTAAAGATGCTTTGTTTGATAAAATTAATGAGCTAAAAAACAAGCCTGTTGACAAATATATGATTGAAAGCGTATTAAATTTTCAATCATTAGTAAAAGAGATGCAAGCATAATGAACATTGTAATTAAACTCGGTAATCAACCTGATATGATTATCAGATTAGATGCCCGTAGAACATTAGATGGAAATTTATTGATTCAAGATCATCCTTATATGGATGTTATTATTTCTCCAAAAACTAAAAAGATATTGGCTTTATCAAAAGTTTTGATGGATGATAGAAGCTACTTCACACAAAACAGATTCTTTGATTATCTCTACAAAAGAGGGGTAATCGATGCTTCTACTATACAAGCAAGTAATATATACGCTTCATTAGAAGCAACAATCCCCGAAGCACAACCAGATGGGCCAGATCCTATTGAAGTTATTTTGTTTTGTATGTTCAAATATTTCAGAGAGCAACAGCCAAGTTGGAAGAGAGAAGAAGAACTTAAACACGATCAAGAAGAACATTTATTGAATCCCGATTCAGAAGATTCAACAGAACTTGGTGAAGTACCACAGAAAGCCAAACAAGGTGCTATTGGAACTTCTGCTTATTCTGTTAGTAAACATTATAATATTGCTTACTTGGGCGAACGTAAAGAAAAGAAATAATGCCTTTATTATATTTTATTTTTGCTTGTTATGGAATGACACAAATCCTTGTATATGGGACAATATTCGATAGAGTAAGACCAAAAGAAGGTTTCTTTGGTAAACTCCTATCTTGTCCATTATGCACAGGATTTTGGGTAGGAATATTTAATTGGTTTTTTCTTGATGTTGAATGCGGAATCCTAACGGCAGCTTGCATTTCTTCTGGAACGAGTTATATTCTATGTTCTGTATTTACAGACTATGGAATAAATTTCATTAGTAATAAAGATAATAAATAAAATAAAACTATTTAGAATAATACCGGAAATATCATGACTGTAATAAAAAGACAAAGTTTTTGGACTCGCAAATGGGCACTTCAACCCGTAAGATTTTGTTGCAGAGGGAAGATACCCATGCGGACTTTGGGCCGCAGCTAAAGGAATAAAAAATGTCAAACAAACCACTATTAAGAGAATTCTTCGAACTTTGTCCAAACGGATATTGTGAAGACGTTCTTACTGAATCCGATAAACGTTTCATTAAAGAAGGTGGAACAATGCTCACAGGTGTTATGCAAAGAGCAGACACAAGAAATGGAAATGGTAGAGTTTATCCTCATCAAATTTTAGAAAGAGAAATGAGTAACTATAAAAGACTCGTTCAAGAAAGAAGAGCATTAGGAGAACTTGATCATCCAGAACAATCTGTAATCAATCTTCGCAACGTATCTCATCTTGTAACCGAAGTATGGTGGAATGGTAAAGATGTTATGGGCAAATTACAAGTCCTAAACACTCCATCTGGACAGGTATTAAAAGAATTAGTAAACGCTGGTGTTAAGATTGGAATTTCTTCCAGAGGTACTGGTTCTGTTCGTGAGAGCAAAGGCGATACTGTAGTAGAGGATGATTTTCAACTTATCTGTTTTGACATTGTTTCAGAACCTTCAACCCAAGGAGCTTTTATGATGCAAGAAAATAAAAAATCTTTGATTGAAGGCAAAGAA